GTACAGGGTGCCGAAGAAGGCGTTGAAGGTTAACAAATAGAGTCAAGCTTACCTTAAGGGATATCAAACGGTATCGCCCAATTAAAGAGTAAAGAGATTCGGAAGGAATAAATGGAAAACCAGAAAACAGAACAAGTAGGAAAAACTTATGAGGATAAGTTAGTTGAAGATCGTCAAGGAATTGATATATCAATGCCAGACGTAGAAGTAGTTAGTAAAGAATTTCCAGCAAATGAAGATCTAGAAGCTCAAGGCGAAGGTCTTGATAGGGCTCCTAGCGTTATTAGTGCTGAAGGTAATGAAGAAAATATTGATTATGGTACTGATTGGGAGAATGAAACTAAAAAATTCCAATCTATGTATGATAAACAAAAATCTGAGTACGACTCTTTACAATCTCAAGTTCAACAAATGGAACCTCTAAAACAATTGCAAAATGTTTTAGAATCTAGACCTGACGTAGTTCAAGCTATACAGGAAAGATTACAAGGAAAGCCTACTGCTAACAATGAAACTATTCAACCTGATAATCAAGTTGATGAAGCTTCATTTGACCCATGGGAAGCCTATTACAAGTCCGACTCTCCCTCGTTTAAATTACGAGAAGAGAAGGAAACGGCTTTGGTTAACAAAGCAGTCACCGAACAGATGGCTGGTATCCAAAGTCAAGTTGCTATGCAAAATTTAAAAGGTGAGTTAAAGTCTAAGTATGGTATGGAAAATGATAGTGAAGTAAATGAATTTATTGATTTTGCAATGACTCCTAGAGATCAATTGCCTGTCGACTTTCTAATTAATGTTTATCGACAGTTTTACAATAAAGGCGTTAACGCCCCTTCATCTGAAAATATACAAGCTGTGACTAATACTCAAGCTATGCCAAAGTCAGCTGGCGTTTTACAAGGCGGTGAGCCTAGCGTAAAAAGTGAAGTTGATGTTTCTTGGGATAGAATCTTAAAAGCTGGCAACTCAGGAAGATTACTTTAAAATAAAAAAAATAACGGAGGTTATTAAAAATGGCTATTACACAGGGAACTAAACTCTCTAGTAATATTACGGCTGCAGCAACTAGTGCTGGCGTAGGTCAAGCTCCTGATAGAAGACGGTTATACGATTTTAGTGATCGAGTTGCTGAATTGGCTCCCGAAGAATCACCATTCTTCGTATACTTGTCTCAGGTTGCAAAAAACCCTACAGATGATTCTGTCTTTCGTTTCTTAGAAAATCGTTCTAAGATTGATTGGACTAGTCGTAATTTTAAAATTGATTTAGCTGGACACGTTAACGGTGGCAGTACAGTAGCAGCTGGAAGCTCTTATGCTTTTACAGTTGATGCTAGTAGTGTTTCAGTTGACTGGCTAATAAAAGGAATGGTTTTTGCAGTAAATACAACTACTGGCGCGGAAACAGCTGGCTATGCTCAAACTCTAGTAAGAGTTGAGACGGCAGTTACTGATAACGGAAGCGACAGTTCATTTACTGGAAAAATTATTGACGTTTCAAATGCAAACGTAACTGGATATAATATTATATCTGACGATGATGATTGTCAGGTTATTGGCACAGCATTTGCTGAAGGCTCTGCCTCTCCAGATGTTTGGTCAGGTGAGATTGAGGATGACTATGGTTATACTCAAATCTTTAAAACTGCTTGTGAACTTTCTAACACAGCAATTGCAACTCGCTATCGCGGATATGCAAACGAGTTTGAACGCATTTGGGCGACTAAACTTCGTGAGCATAAAGTTGATATTGAGCGTGCAATGTTGTTTGGACAAAAAGCAAGAGTTGGTGGTATCCAGTATAGTGAAGGGCTTGTTGGGCATATCGTAAAGAATGCTAATCCAACTGCTAATGATGCAGCTCTTGCATATACAAGTGGAGCACCTTACTATCGTAGCGTTGCTCAAAGTGAAATGACTTACGACCGCCTATTAGGCGATTTAGAAGTTATTTTTGACCCAGCTCGTGGTGGGTCATCTGATAGACTAGTGCTTGCTTCTCTTCCAGTTATAACATTCTTTAACAAATTAGGCGATGGTGCTTTCATGGATGCTTCCATGGGTTCTGCTGCTAACATGGTTAATCGT